TGGAAATATCTTGACTTTGGATTAAGCTCAGTAGATATGCAGCTCATAGAAGCACAAAAAATAACCCTGCATAAGCTTTGTAGAGTGTTTGGTGTGCCTGTTATACTTTTTGAGGCTGATTATATGTCTGATAACAATTATCAGAACGCTTTACGAGATCTGGTTACAAATACGATTGTCCCTGCAATAGCCTCTTTAAGAGATGAACTGAACAGGTGGCTGGTAGCAAGAAATGGGAATAATTCAGAGTACATTGATTTTGACGTTCAAGCACTTCCGGAGTTACAGAAAGACATTACTCAGTTAGTTAGTGGGTTGGTAAATGCTCATTGGTTAACGTTTGACGAAAAGAGAATAGCGATGGGCTACGAGCCTAAAGGCGGTGAGTACGATATAAGTTATGTTAATAGCGGCCTAATACCATTAGGTGAAAGCTCAATAGACTTACCCGATGAGAGTGAAGATGAAGCAATATAACTTATGCACTCATTATGTAGTTGAGGAGGTTGGCATAACTCAGGAGGTAGTCATATACGGAGAAATATTGTTAGGACAAGTTTTAGAGCAACATGACAGAGCAAGATATATGGGTTATAGTGATGGAGCGGTTTCCAAAGCTGGACAAGGAGAGAACTTGCAGGATGGAACGGGAGTTTAGGAACATGGCGAGGCATAGTTATAAATTGAAACTAATTGAAATCTACACAAAGGCGAACATATTGGAGGGAAGTAACGAGGATGCAGCTAAGACTGCAATCTAAGTACAAACCAAAGATTGAGCGAGCGTTAAGGAATCAAGTAGAAAAGTTCATTGAAAAAAGAAGTGAGTTATGGAACGAGGAGTTGTTATTGGTGTTCGCTAAACTATACAGGGAAACCGTATTGGTATTTGCGAATTTTCAGTACAAAAGATTGAAGCAATTGAGCGAGAAACAAACTATGGGCTTCAATGCAGTATGGACACAAGAGGTGAATGAATGGTTAAGTATGAACGGATTGCAATTGGTTAGTACGGTATCTAATTCACAAAAGGAAAGGATATTAGCGATTATCAACAATGCAATACAAGAGGGAGTGGAACAAGGATTTGGGTCTGATGTTGTAACAACTAACATTGTATCAAGGTTGAGGGAATTTGGTAAGATAGGTCAAGGATTTATAGCGGAAAGAATAGCGAGATCGGAAACAATGAGGGCGGCCAATATCGGACACATGAAGGGGGCAAATGCTCATAACTTCTATGTTAAAAAAGAATGGATAGCAGCAAAGGACAACAGAACCAGAAGACAAGAAAGAGGCGATGAATTTGATCACTGGGACTTGGACGGGCAGCAAAGAGAAATGGATGAAGTCTTTTTTCAGTTAGGCAGAACAGGGAAGATAGCTAACGCACAACAACCAGGGGATGCAGAAGCACCAGCAGCTTTTACGGTTAATTGCAGATGCACAATAGCCTTTGAAGCGAAAAGAGATAGTAATGGACGCATAATAATGAAACGATGATATACAGTTACAAAACGCTTGATTTACAGGTAAAGGATGTTGACCGAAAGGAAGGCATAGTTTCCGGTTATTTCTCAGCGTTCAACATAAAAGATGCAGACGGGGATGTTATCCACAAAGGAGCATTTGAGCGTTCTATAGGTGATTGGATGCCAAAGGGCAGGATTAAACACCTTTTGAATCACGATCCATCTAAGCCTTTGGGCAAACTGCTCGAATTGAAGGAGGATGATTATGGGTTATTCTACCGTTCCCAAATTGGGAAACATGATTTAGGCATGGACTTTATCAAAATGGTCGAAAGCGACCTAATTAGGGAACATTCAATAGGCTTTAAAGACCTCACTCCTACCGATAATAGAAAAGGCGAAGGAGCGAATAATATCACTAATGTAAAGCTCTACGAAGGTTCATCCCTTACAAGTTGGGGAGCAAATGAGTTTACACCGCTTATTGAAATGAAGGGTGTGAATAAGATAGATGCACTTGCTGCAAGAGTAAAGGCATTTGAAAGATTTGTTGCCAATACGGATGCAACAGATGAAACTATTGAACTGTGTTTAATTCAAATAAAGCAGTTATCGCAAGTCATTGAATTGATGAGTAGCACTCCGGCAGCAGAGGCACCGGAGCAGCCAAAGCAGAAAGATGATGAGCAAACTATTAATAATCTTAAAAAAATATTTATCCAATATGGAAAATGTTGAAAGCGTAATTAAAGATGGCTTAAAAGCCGTTGAAGCGCAATTAAAAAGCGAGTTCGCTGCACTCGATCAAAAACACGCAGCACAAGTAGAGCAACTCAATGAGGATGCTAAAACTAAGGGCGAAACCCTCGCAGAAGTTAAAGCAAAGGTAGATGAAATGATTGCCTCTAACGGCAAATTGAAAGCATCCATCGAAGCAGAAGCCTTTGGTGGTAATCGTCAAAAACAACTCTTGTCTAATCTGAATGAAATCATTCACGATAACTACGACAAGATCAAGTCTGAAACTCCGTTTATGGCTCAAAAAGCCGTAGGTGTTATGGGTGTTTCTAACTTTGGTAACTTTGGTGGTATTACCGGAACCGCACCTATCAGTTATGTTGATAACCCGATTATGAGGAATTTCTTTTCTCCGCATCTGTATGATGTGTTCCGGATTATCCCAACTGCTACTGGTTCAGTTACTTTCCCTCGTGGTGGTGTTCCTAATGCGGGTGAGGGTTCTTTCGGTGATCAAACTGAAGGTTCTGCAAAAGCACAGGTTGACTACGACATCACAATGGTGAACGTATCTGTTCCTTTTGTAGCGGGTTATGCTAAAGTATCTCGCCAGATGCTTCAGGATTTGCCTTTCCTTCAGGGTTACCTTTCAACTTCCCTTTTGGAAGACTGGAACAGGCGTGTAAATAATAGCTTTATGGCTACTATTACCGCTGCGTCTACTGCTGGTTCTACATCATCTACCGGAGCAGCTCCACGTATGATTGATTACGTTGGCCAGCATGGTGCTTTGGGTCTTGGTGTAGCTGACACCATCCTGACTACTTATGCAGTTTGGGCAAGCGTGTTAAATACTTTGCCTTCTAACGGGTCTTACTCTGTGCCTGGTGGTATTACCATCGGTGCTAACGGTGAAACTCGTATTGCAGGTATTCCTTTGATTCCACATCAGGCTATTCCTACCGGAAGAATCCATGTGTTGAATCGTCAGGCGTTTGCAATTGCACAGGCTTCAGGTCTTCAGGTTCGTTCTACTGAGACCGATCAGGATGATTTCATTAAGAATCTCGTAACATATCGTTGTGAGGCTCGTGTAGCTCTGTTGAGCTTCCAGCCTACTGCCGCTATCTACGGTTCTGCATCTTAAATATAAGGGGGGAGAAATCCCCCTTTATTTAAACTCAATTCATGCCAATAGGAGCATTCAATACGATACCTTACCTAATTAGGATCATGCTAATGAACAAGCATGAAAGTGTGTTAGACTTAGGAATAGGACACGGAATAAACGGAGCGATTGTAAGGAATTGGATTGACAACGGAGTAAAGCCATACAAAACGCATTTAGAAGGAGTAGAGGGGTTTAACTACCGATCTCCTTTGTGGGAATGTTATAACGTGGTGCATGAATGCACAATAGAAAAGTTCTTTGACACAGATAGCAGGAAATGGGATTGCATAGTAATGACTGATGTACTGGAACACTTCACGAAAGAGGAAGGTGTATTTGTGATTACTAAGTGTAAGGAAAGACTTAATAAAAGTGGTGTTTTCATTGTAGTTACTCCTGGGGTGTTCATTGAACAGGGTGCTTACATGGGTAATGAATTAGAGGTACACAAAAGCCTTTGGTCAACTTTAGACTTTCAGGCTCATGGGTTTAGTGTTGTTATGGATGGTTCATTAGACAATTTGGGGTATAAAATGATTTTGGTAGAATACGTAAAAAACTAACATGAAATTCCTTTGCTCAATTCACTTATATCCTCCTAAACATCTTTGCGGTGCGGAGATGATGATACACAACATCAACAAGTATCTAATCTCTAAAGGCCACGAGGTAAGGGTGTTGATATGGCAGAGTAATCACTACAACATCAAAGACATTTATGTGTACGATGGAGTAGATGTGTTCCCGCCAAATGAGCAAATGGTTGAAACGTTGTTTTTATGGGCAGATGTGATAATAACGCATTTGGATTTCACACAGAATACCATTCACTTAGGCCGGATGTTTAAGAAACCAGTCATGCACTTGGTTCACAACTATTCACCATACGAAAGCATCAAACAGGCCGATAGGCCGCAATACATTGTTTATAATTCCCATGCAGCGAAAGAAAAATTACAATACACTCATGAAAGTTTTGTGCTTCATCCAAGTTGTGATTTTAGATATTACGATACAAAGAAGAATCCGGAACAGAATGAGGCTATAACGCTAATCAACTTAGACAAAAACAAAGGCGGGCATATTTTAAAGCAAATTGCTGAAAGGATGCCACATAAGAAATTTATAGGCGTAAAAGGAAGTTACTCAGAGCCAGCTAAAGACGGGCAACAATTAGATCAACCGAGTAACGTAGAGATACACGAAAAAACTCAATACATCAAAGACATTTATTCGAAGACTCGAATTTTAATTATGCCGAGTGCCTTTGAATCATGGGGAAGAACGGCTACTGAAGCCATGTGTAGCGGCATACCTGTTATTTGTACTAAAACGCCTGGATTGTTTGAAAACTGCGATAAAGCGGGGATATACATAAAAGATAGAGATAACATAGATGAATGGGTGAAAGCGATAGAGAAATTAGACGATAAGAAAGAATACGACAAAGCCAGCAAAAAGGCTAAAGATAGATCAAGGGAATTAGACCCTACTAAGGAACTGGAGGAATTTGAATTGTGGGCAAAAGAAATAAGGAACAAGTATAACACTATATGATAGTTAAAGTAACATCAGATTTAGTTTCCGAGCCGCTTAGTTTAACAGATGCTAAAGCATGGATGCGTATAGTTGATTACACGAGCGATGATAATTTAATTAATGCCTTGATTAAGTCAACCAGATTAAATCTTGAAAAATACACAGGGTTGAGTTTTGGCGTGAAAACAATTCAGTCAACTATAAGTAATGACAGATTAGAGTTCGATCTTCCGTATGGCCCTGTTTCTAATGTTACAAGCGTTCAAAAGTGGGTAGAAGATGAATGGGTTACTTTAACCAGTTCGGATTATTCGGTAATAAATGACACACTAAAAGTATTTACTTATTCTAAGTTTAGAGTAACATACACATCTGGATTTACAAGTTTACCGGATGATTTGATTACGGATATGAAAGTACTTGTAGCATGGCAGTATAAGAATAGGGGGATGAATTTTCAATCCGATAAAGATAACGCAGCGAGTGTAACACAGTACCCTTATACGAATTTATTGAATGCAAGATTTTACAGAAAGGTAGTTATATGAGTTTTACCATTCAACTTTCTGGACTGCAAAGCACTATCAACAGGCTAAAAAAAACGGGCGATGATATAGCCAAAGAGGTAGATGCTGAATTTGCCGCAGGGGCAGAAAAAATATCGACAAGTGCCAAACGTCTTTGCCCTGTTGATACTGGATTGTTGAGGTCAAGCATTAGTGCAAGTAGGGTTAGTTTTCTGGAATTTGAAATAGTAGCTCAAAAAGACTACGCTGCTTATGTAGAGTTCGGCACTAAGTCAAACGTAACAATACCAAAAGGATTAGAGGCATATGCTAAAAGATTCCAAAGGGGTGACGGCACAGGTCAGGGCGTTAGAGCTCAGCCTTATTTCTTTCCGAGCGTGTACGCATATCAGCCTGTAATTGTGAAAAACATTATAAAACTACTTCGTGAAAAACGCAAGTAAAGCACTAAGAACCGCATTTAAGAACGTCCTGAGTGGGATTACCTACAACGGCTATACTATACCCGTTTACGAGAATCTTCCCGTTAATACAACCGGAAACTACTACATAGAACTAAC